TGTACCTGCACGCCTCACCGACAACCCCTACCTAGACCAAGATGAGTATGTCCGTGCCCTAGACGAGTTGGATGAGGTCACCCGTGCTCAACTGCTAGACGGCGACTGGGTGGTCAGACCGCAAGGTGCAGTATTCAAGCAGGGCACCTTTAGGATCGTGGACTTTGCCCCTAAGGACTGCAAACTCGTGCGATTCTGGGACTTAGCAAGCACGCCAAACGGTGGAGACTGGTCAGTGGGAGTGCTCATGGGGCGTGGTGCTACGGATGGGCTCACCTACATCCTTGACGTGAGCAGATTGCGGGGCTCACCTGCAGAAGTAGAACGCGCAGTCCAAGGTGCAGCAGCACGCGATGGCAAGAACGTCCCGATCCGTATGGAGCAAGAGCCAGGCTCCTCTGGCGTCTCACTCATTGACTACTATGCGCGGCGCGTCCTGTACGGGTATGATTACCGAGGAGTAAGGTCCACAGGCAGCAAGGTCGCCCGAGCAATGGGCTTGGCGGCACAAGTAGAAAGAGGCAATGTTGCGCTGGTCAGGAGCAACTGGAACGCAGCCTACCTTGACGAAGCGTATGCGTTCCCTGACGGAGCGCACGACGATCAAGTTGACGCGTCATCGGGAGCCTTTGGATCGCTTGCGGTCGGACGACAAGCGACAAGTAGTAGTACCCTACAGACCACCAGCAAGCCGATCTATCGCAGAGGCGACATTACGCTCGTAGGCGACAAGTACAAAGATAAGGCGTAGGAGAAAGCATGGCAGAACTCAACCTCGTGAACACGGCAACAGGGCTACCAAACGCGAACGCCCTAGACCAAGAGTTCCTCCGTCAGATGGCGGACATGGGCTCCGAGAGGTTGGAGGCATACTCACTTGCAGAGCGCTACTACGCTGGCAAGCAGAACACCCTACTCACTGACCGCAGTAAGTCCTACCTTGAACGCTCTGGGCTTGAGTACAATGAGAACTATTGTTCCACTGTCGTCAATGCACTCTCTGATCGTTTGCGCGTTGTTGGACTAGACACGCCAGAGTACCCAGACCTCGGGGCATGGATTTGGGAGTACATCTGGGATCGCAACCGCCTAGACGCCGAGCAGCATCGTTTCCACACCACTCTCCTTGAGTACGGCGACGTTTACCTCGCCACTGAGTTTGACCAGATGAAGGGCTATGCCCGCATCACTCTCAACTACCCTGACATGATCCGTGCAGACTATTCCGATGGTGAGTTGATTCGCGCCGTCAAGGTCTGGACTACCGATGCACCGTCCCCAGTCAATCCTCCACAAGGCGCCTCACGACGCGGACGCTCCGTCAAGCGGATGAACATTTACTACGCGGATCGCATTGAGAAGTACTACCGCCTCGGCAAAGAGTCATCAGCACTCTGGGCTCCATGGATTGAAGAAGGCGATGTCGTCTATCCAACGCCTAACTACATCAACGACGACCCGAACATGCCGCGAGGCATCCCTGTCGTCCACTTTGCGAACATGCGACAGCGCGATGGTTATGGCGTAGCCGAGCACCGATCCACCATCCCACAGCAGGACAGGTTGAACAAGGAGTTGGCAGACCTCGCCCTCGTCCTAGACACGCTTGGATTCCCTCAGCGATACGCAGTGGGCGTCACAGGTGCCACTACCCTGCGCTCTGTTCCAGGAGAAGTCTGGTCGTCAGAGGACCCGAACACAGCGTTTGGTCAGTTCCCTGCAGCCGATCCTGCGGGCATCCTCAAAGCCATTGAGTCAACGATGGGACGCATTGCAAGCCAGAGCCGCACTCCATCCCACATGATCCTCGTATCAGGAGGAGCACCATCAGGAGAGTCCCTCAAGACAGCAGAGGCGGGCATCGTCTCCAAGGCAAAGGCACGCCAGTATGAGTGGGGTGAGTCATGGATCGCTGCCCTTCGCAATGCTGCAGTCCTCATGAACGAGATGGCAGCACCTGAGGAGCGTTTCCCGATCAGCCTAGAGGAACTGCTACACACTCCGATCAACGTTCAGTGGGCAGACCCAGTAAGCCGCAATGAGAAGGAGCACCTTGAGGCGCTCACCATCATGAGCGGACTCGGCGTCAGTCAGCAGACCATCCTCTCCAAGTTGGAGGGTATTGACCCTATGACAGAACTGCACAATCAGTCGCAGGAACTGGGCACCTCCCAGGAGGCGCTCATGCAGGCAGTGGACAGGGGCACGCCTAGCATCAGTGGATAATGCCCGCGATAGTAGACGCGGCGGATGATCTAGCCCGCCAACTCCGTGCACTAGACGCCAATGCCATTGCCTACCTCAACGGTGCACTCCGCGATGGGCTCATTGCGGCACAGCAGTCTGCCGCCAGGTATTCTGCCGAGGTAGCAAGCGGCAACTACACGAACCATGCAGCGTTTCAGAAGCAGCGGTTTGACGGCATCCTCGCTCAGATGCGGGAAGCCATGAGTTCGTTCTCAACAGGGGCAAACGCCCACACTGCAAGCCTCGTCTCGGACGGCATCGCTGCAGCCCACAAAGTCATGGCGGCGCAGATCAGTGCCATCGGCAAGCAGGCAGGTGTAGCCGTTGCGTGGAACCCTGTACCACTAGACGCCTTCAACATCATGGCGGGATTCACCCGCACAGGCTCACCCCTCGCAGACATCTTTGAGTCAGCGAACCAGAAGGGCGCAGCCGCTGCAGGTCAGGCACTGCGCACGGGAGTCCTGCTCGGGAGGGACAGTGCAACCGTTGCGAAAGGGGTTCAGAACGCGCTAGGGGTTTCCGCCTACCGATCCCACCTGATCGCACGGACTGAACTCCACCGAACAGCACGCGAGACTCAGCGAGGCATGATGGCAGCCAATGCCCACCTCTACGAAGGATGGACATGGCGGGCATCCCTAGACGGCACCTCGTGCGCTATCTGTTGGGCGCTGGACGGCAAGTTTTTCCCCACGAAGTATGGTCAGGGCACTACGGACTGGCACGGAGCGATGAACGCCAACGCCATCCCTGCACCACAGCCAGCATGGGCAGCCAGCCCCTACATCCCCTCAATGATCAGCCACCCAAACTGCCGTTGTGCCATGGTTCCGCGCCCGCGATCCTTTGCCGAGATTCTCGGTGATCCCACCATCCCCGATGCCCGTTCACCGTTCCCTCCACAGGTAGGCAAGACCAGGGGCGAGCGAGCGTTTGACGCACTGCCAGACGTTGAGAAGTTGCGCATCCTCGGACCCACTCGGTTCAAGCACTACCAGGAAGTCCCCTCACTCACCCAGTTCCTCATGGTGCGCCCGAACCCTGTATGGGGCGACACTCTGGCACTCCGACCCCTCTGCCGCTAGGCACGCAGAAGGGGCGTTTCCCGAGTCAGCGCGGCACGCTACGCAATGGACCACTCCACTGGGCACATGCACGGGGTTATAGGCACGAATCGGATTCTGGCGAGTAGCGCGCAACGCTACGAAAGGGGTTCAGGTTGCCCGAGGTTGCCCGAGGTTGACCCTCCGCGCCGTCGGATTGGTTGGGGGAAGTTCAGGTAGACCGAGGCTGCTCAGGTAGCATTGCAGCGATCCAAAAGCACCTCCCTGACCTGAAAGCATGCCCGAGATCCGAAAGAAGCCCCGCGACCCAAAAGCATCCCCGCAGTTCTCATCGGTTTGGTCCTCAACCAGAAACTCGGCGCAGTTCTAACGACCCGCCAGAAACCAGTTGGGAGAAGTTCAGGTCGCCCGAGGTTTATCGGCAGAATCCCCACTCAGCGGCGGGGAAGTTCAGGTCGTCTCAGGTGGACTCAGGGGCATCCCGCGATTCAGCGATTCCGCGATCCGAAAGAATCGGGGCGATTCATAAGAATCGGGGGGTTTCGGAAGAATCCACGTCAAAAAGCCCGTCAGCGCGCCACCGAGAGGCTCGTTTATCCCGTCGGGGGTATCTCTGCCCTCGGCATGATCCTCTACACTCTGAGGCATGCCAGTAAGCCGCCTAGCCCTAGCCCCAGGACTATCCTGCAACCTCCCAGCAGTGCCAGGTCAGTCAGGTGCGTCCTACCTCAACCAGAACGCAGGCGCACCCGTCCCTACCCCACCTTCAGCGGGAGCCAAGCCATCCCAGACGCCACATCAAGTTGGCACTCAGGTTGGACTCGCGAACATCCTGAAGTCATGGCAATCGCTTGGGCGACCTGCTCGTGCAGGAGACCTCGGCAGAGGAGCGAAGTGGGGCGTAAGCAACGGGCAAGACATCTGGGAGATTCAGATTAGCGGTGTGCACCATGCGGGCTACCTTCACAAACTGCCGAACGGCAGGTGGCAAGCCTACGACTACCACCACCAGCCAGTTGGCGGCACTTACTCCGTTGAGTACGATGCCCGCGTTCAACTCGCTAACTACATCAACAAGAATCAAGGCTCTATGCCGATCACCAGCGGTGCGTTCGTTGTGCAGCCGTCAATGCCGCCAGGATTACCAGCCACCCCTCCACCCACACCAAAGCCAGTCGTCCCTGCGACAAAGCCAACTCCACCACCTCCACCTCCAGTACCAGCCATGACCGTTGCACCGCAAGCCGTGCCGCAGGGATACATGGGGCTACAAAGCGGCATGCATGCATCAAGCCGCCCACGCAAGAACGCAAGCGGACAAAACGTATGGCGTATTCGGCACCCAATGGGCGGTGGCATTGGTGAAGTCATTCAGGTGGGTCCGAACCAGTACATCGCCTTCACCCGCACAGGTCAGCGCGTCTCGTTTACTACGAACCCTAGCCTAGAGATTGCAGCCCAAGCCCTTGAGAGTTTTTTCAACCTCCCGAAGGTAGCCGTACCGCCGCCAGTGGTTGTGCCACCAGTCGCACCTGCACCCATGCCGCCATCAAACGCAAAGACCTCACTGCCAGTTGCAGCAAAGTCTGGCGATCTCGTTTGGGCAAAGCAAACTGCCGACGCCTGGACAATCACACACCCTCAACTCGGCGTCCTCGCTGTTGCGGTCAAGGTTCCAGGGGGCTACCAGATCGCCATAGGACCAGGACTCGCCAGCCACCCGTTCTACGGACAGGATGCGGGCATCCTCGCTGCCATGAAGGCGAACACCGTCGTCAAGTGGGACACCTCTGCCAAGAGCCACGTCTTTGCACTCCTCAAAGCGGCAAACGCTAAGGCGGGCACACTGATCCCACCGACACTACCAGCCACAAAGAAGGTAGCCGTCCCTGCACTCAAGGGAGCGTCAAAGGAGAAACTTGCGGCTGCCCCTAAGAAGGCTGAGGAGCGCACGGTCATCATCAACGGCTACGAGCGCAAGATTGTGGTTACATCAGAAGGGGTGGCAGTTCGCCCGATGACTCCTCGGCAAGCCATTGACTACCTGTTTACTCATGACCCCGCAGGGTTTCTAGAGGCGCTTCGCAAGGGTGCCGTCAACCGACAAAACAAAAACGAAACTGACCCCCTCATGGAATACCTGCTAGAGAAGTTGCATGCTGACCGCCTCCCAGCCGTCCTGGACTTTGACGAGTTCTGGTCAGGACTCAAGCAGTCAGATGTCGTCATGATGCGAGGAGACACCCAGCGGTCCTATGCCCACGACTACCGCTACGGCAAGGCGTTCTGGGGTAAGGGTGTCTATGGCAATGGCACCTATGCTGCGACGGGCACCCTCGCCAGGATGAAGGCAAACGGTATTGGATGGATTCTCAATGACATGATGAGCACGGCGTATCAGTATGCACTCAACTCATGGCAGCGCAAGAAGGTATTCCCTATCATCACAGGGCTCAGGTGGCTGCGTGGCTATAAGCCCACCGTTATCCAGCAGAATCGTATCTACGAGGCTCGTAGGGCTGTTCATGGTGTGGTGGAGCGCAGGCTTGGGCGTGCACTCGTCAAGATGATTACCAAAGGCAGTACGCTTGCAAACTTTGACGACCTTGCAGACCCCGTAAACTTTGAAGTAAACCAGGTCATCCACCGCCTGATCAGAAGATCAAAACGCACCGTGGATGAGTTGAACAGTGAAGGGAAGCCGTCATGGATGTCCGAAGAGACTGCTCAAGCGCATAGGGATGACTGGGCAGCCGTGCAGGAGTTGCTTGGCAAGGACATCATTGACCTATTCACTACTAGCAATGTTGAAAACGGGATAGACCTCAACCTGATCAAGATTGCACCAGACAAACTAGGCAAGATTATTGACACGCTAGATGAGTTTATTCAGAGGCGAGATGATGCCATTGCACGCCTAGACCGAGCCTACGACCTTGAACTGCCGTATACCAAAGCACAGCATGGAGCGCTAGAATCCCTCTCAGAGGTCTACGCCACCGTTGGCGACAGGATGGGTGGGCAACTACGCTATGCAGCAGGCAAGCCCGCTAAAGTTCTAGGGACAGGAAAGAACGCAGCCAGCCCGATCAAGCCTGCAGACCTCAACAAGTTTCCACCAGAAGTTGCTGAAGCCATCCTCTCCGTGGAGTTACTAAGCACTGGCGCGAGTCAGAACGAGTATGGGGCAATGGCTGCGCTTGCAGGGTATGATGCCATCAACGTGCCCAAGAACTCCTACATTGTGCTCCTCAACCGAGGTGCCCTCGCCATTTCTGAGGGCAACTATTTTGACCTCAATGAGTCCACTGCGAACACCACAGGAAAGTGGGACAGGGGCTACCGCTTTGACACCAGCAAGATTTATGGGCAACTATGGGAAACTATCAAAAGCAAGTACGGGGCTGCCCTTGGTCGTGAAGGCACCATGGATGCCCCTGCACGAGACACTAAGAGCGCATCCTATGACGGCAAGCGATGGGACTCTGAACTCGCTGCCGAGCGCAAGTCGTTCGGAGAAAGCATTGGTCGCTGGGCGCAGCAACTGCTACCAGGAGACAGGGAGGAGTAAGATAGGGTTATGGCAATGATAATGGACACCAGAAGCCCAGCGTTCTCGTATGCCTCCGACCTGCTCCTCAGTCAGGTTGGTGAGGAGGATGGCTACGAATCCAAGACCTATGAACGGCTCAGGAACATCCTCACTGAACAGGACAAGAACCAGCCGTGGGTCATCCCTGCACCCTACCGCGACCGCTTTATTGCGCTCTACAATGCTGAGGCAGGCAACTCTGGGCTCGCCGTGTCCGAGTTCCCCCTCGCCCCGTTCCCTACAGGTGAGAGTTACAATGAAGAAGCACGGCGTCTCTACGACCAAGCCGCAGCCAGGAACATCCCACCACTCCAAGTGGCACGCAAGGCAGGGGTCAGCCTCGCCCGCGTCATGGCGTTCTACCGCGACACTCCACTGACTCCAGCCGTTCGTAGTAAGATCATCCAAGCGCACGCCGACCTCGGCGTATAGGCGAAACAGGAGGAAAGCACTGAGATGGCACAGAAAAGCCCGTCCCCGCGCAACGCTAAGGCGCCAGAAAAAGTCGCAGGGGCATCTACCCCCGACGTTGTGAAGGCAACTCCGATGCCCTTCACTGCACCCACCTCAACACCAGTCAGAACCAGCGTCAACGCATGGTGGTGTCCTGTAGACGGCACGTCCTACCAGAAAGAGGACTCATGCCAACGGAACCCAGCGTGCGGCAGCGATGGCTGTTGGTCAAAGTAGTAGCGAATAGAGAAGGAGTACGCTAACATGACAGATACAGCGCAGCAGGCAACGACTCAGGAAGTCCAGCCGCAGGCTCAGGAAGCCTTGAACGACGCAAGCGCGAACGTCGCATCAACGACCCAGGAGGTCGTAGCCACTCCAGAGCAGCCAACGCCTGACGTCAACATCCTCCTCAAGGAGCGTGAAGAAGCCAAGCGGGAAGCACAGAACCTTCGCAAGCAGTTGCGGGCTAAAGAGCAAGCAGAGGAAGAAGCGGCACGGGCAGCGATGAGCGAAACCGACCGTCTGAAAGCCGAAGTGGAATCTCTACGCCAGCAGCAGCAGACCTGGTCTGAGGAGCGACGATCTATAGTCTCGGAATCTACCGCCAGGGACGTGGCAGAACGGTTGTCAATCATTGACTATCGTGATGCTCTCGCCCTTGTGGAGAAGTCATCCATCGTCTATGGCGATGATGGCAAGCCCGAGAACCTAGAGACTCTCTTTCTCAACCTGATCAAGGCGAAGCCGTATCTGGTATCTGGCGAAGGGCGAAGCGTCAAGCCAAGCACCACGACGAACGCTGCATCAGGGACTAGCGGTGGTCCTACGGTTCGGCTAACGAGCGAGGAGTTGGAGGCTGCGGAGCGAGCGGGCATGTCGCCTGAGCGCTACTCAGCCCTCAAGCAGGTCAAGACGCTAGATGACTGGAAGAAGTCTCAGAACCTAAAGTAAAAAACTTAGTAAGGAGAACACACAGATGGCAGGATTTACCTTCCGCTATCGCATCTCAGGTGGCGCTCCGACGATCCAGGTTATCAAGGCGAAGGACACGGAGACCCTCACAAAGGGCGACCTGCTCAACCTTGAGTCTGGTGAGGCGGACCTCGCTGCAACTGCAGATGCGAACCTCCTCGGTGTATGCCTAGACACGGGCGCACGCACGGACTCCACGACCGACGTTTACGTCATCACTGACGCAGACGCCGTGTACGCGGTCACCGATGCAAACGCACGCGTCCTCGGTGCCACTCTGGACATTTCAGGCGCCACGGGCGCACAGGGCGTTGCAGCCTCCTCCAACAAGGAGTTTGTAGTCGTAGCCCCGTCAACAGCCGCTGATGAGACCCTCGTCCGAATCAACGTCGGCAAGTCCCACCAGAACAAGGCACAGTAAGGAGTAATGACCTATGGCACACGTAAGTAGTAACTGGTCTGAACTCCTAACGCCCCAACTAACTGAAGCGTTCTACATCGGTTTCACCGATTCAGGGCGCCGCGCCAGCATGATCCCTAACCTGTACCGCATTGAAAACTCGCAGCGGGCATTTGAGGAGCACATCGGCGTGGGACAGTTCTCGTCAGAGGGCTGGAACTTTGAGCAGACGGGTCGTGTAGCGTATGACGACCGAAACAAGGGCTACCTGAAGCGCTTTACGCACGTAGAGTACGCAAAGGGCTTCGTAGTCACCCGCAAACTCATTGACGACAACCTCACCAGCATCGCGTTCAACGATGCCCAGGAACTTGGCGACGCATCTTTCCGCAAGCGCGAGAAGAGTGCCGCTCAGGTGTTCAACAATGCGTTCACAGACTCAGGCACGGATGCTGACGGATTTGCTATCGCAGGTGCGGACGGCGTTGGACTTTGCTCCGATGCTCACCCACTCTCGCCAGTAGACACGGCAGTGACCGCAGACAACGAGTACACACTTGCCCTCACAAAGGACAACGTTCGTACCGTTCGCCAGGACATGATGGCGTTCACGGACGACCGAGGGGACATCCTCAACGTCATCCCTAACGCACTGCTCGTACCACCAGAGTTGGAAGATGACGCTCTCGTCATCATCCGCTCACAGTACGATCCATCCACGGGGAACAATGGCAGCAATGCCATCAACCCACAGGCAGGTCGTTTCACGGTTATGCCGTGGCACTACCTCTCGGATGCTAACGCCTGGTTTATGATTGACGAGTCACGCATGAAGCGCGACCTTATCTGGTACGAGCGCGTCCCAGTTGAGTTCGGTGCCGAGGATGACTTTGACACCTTCCAGAAGAAGTTCCGAGCCTACATGCGCTACAGCCGCGGTTTCCGTGACTGGCGCTGGGTTGCAGGCAGCAACGCCTCGTAATCCACTCCACTAGGGAGTAAACTGACGCCGCCTGTTGGGGTACAATCCTCACCAGGCGGCGTTAGTATTTATAGGAGGGGACATGACTGAAAAGTCGGACAAGTACGAAAAGCGGTACCCTAACACTGGCATCCCAGAAGCCCAGAAACATGAGCGGTGGGATCGTATAGAGTTCAAGGAACGGAAGAAGGAAGGACTCATCAGCGGACGCACGAGCCGCTTTATGAGCGTCCCTGACATGCCGTGGCTTCATGAAAACGACAAAGACAAGGAGAAGGAAGACAATGTCAATGACTAAGTACAAACTGGCACTAACCACTACCGCAGGCGGCGCTGGATCAGCAACGACCCCAGAGCCATGTGCAGGAGACGTTTGCGGTATCTATGTAGACCTCGGCACCCTCGCTGCAACCACAGACCTCACCATCACCGTCAACGACGGCGACGGTGCGCTCCCAGTGATCACTCTCACAAACGTCAGCACGGGCTGGTACTACCCCGTCGTCAGCGCCACCCACTACACGGGCAGCGGCACTCCAAAGACTGACGGCTACATCCCAGTAGTCGGATACATCACGGCAACCGTTGCCGAGGGTGGTGCATCTAAGGCAGGCTCCGTCTACCTGTTCGTAGAGGAATAATCTATGGCAATGACGCTACGCGAAGCACTCCGACTGGAGATCGGAGACACGGGGACGTTCGTCCGCGATGTCTACTCGGGGACAGGTGCCAAGTCAGTATTCTGGCTAGGTGGATCACCGATCCGAACCTCCACTCTCTCGGCGTATGTAGGAGATGCGGCAGCCACGGCTACCGCCACCGTAGAGGGACGCGTATCGTTTGCAACTGCACCCGCAAGCGGAACTGACAATGTAGAAGTCACCTACCACGTCGTCCAACTCACCGACGAGCAGGTAGACGAACTCCTCCGACAGCACGGCTACCTCACCCCGACGGCAGATGTGCCAGTGCCTACCGAGCCAGAGTTTCTACGCACGGCAGCACACGGATGCGACACCATCGCTGCACTCCTCGCAGGTGGCGGAGACGTCACCATGGACGGCACCTCAATCAGCAGGGCGGGGCTTGCATCCAACTATGCAGAGCGTGCAGCAGCAATCCGTGAACGCCTCGCCCGTGAGTTCTCAGGCATTACCTCTGCCAAGATCAGGCGCATTGACGGCTACAGCCGCGTGCGCGACGTCACAGTGGATGAGTCAGGTGCAAACTCTGAAAACGTCCGACGCAACTACTACGGCGAACAGGACATGATCCCGTGAAGCGTATCTCTGGTGCGACAATCGCTGCAGCAGCGAAGGACATCATCAGCCCAGCGTGGGAGATCATTACTATCCTGCGCCCCACACGCACGACCGACAATAAGGGCGGCTGGACCACTTCGTTTGCCGTTGCAGGATCGGGCTCAGGTCGCCTCGCTGCTATGAGCGGCGGAGCACTTCAGCAGTTTGAGGGAGAACTCGGCT